TCAAGCATAAATTGCAACATAAAGTTGCTACGTCCCATGGACGCTTCTCTTTCAATAAGGTCATCATCATCAAATCTATCAGGGTCTGTACAGTCACCAACATTTACACCTGTATCAATATCTTCCTGTAGTTGAGGAGCTATTAATCCTTCATACTGGGAGAGTTTTTTGGGATATCTTGCTGGCCAAACGAACGGACGGTAACTGCGCTCTGCCAACTTACGATAAACAGTAAAAGTAGTCTGAGGAGTCCCGAGATACATAATACGAGAATCGTCTTTCGGGGTAAGGATTGACTCAGCCTCCGTACAGAGTTGAAGTAATTTCTCACGCATTAACTCCGTCATGGAGTTTCCAGGAACCTCTATGTCGTCCAAGATCATTAAATCTGCTCTGCTTCCTGTTAGCTGTCCAGTTATGCCCACCGACTTTACGCTTGGGGCTTGGTGAGGAGAACAGTTGACGTCGAAGCTGATGCGACTCCAACGAGAATCGTCTGATTTCGGTCTTAGATGTTTGAGCCATGGAGTTTCAATGATTAGTTTTTGTAGGAAGATTGACATATTATCTGCTCTCTCTTTAGAGGCAGAGATAATCATTATTTTCTTTTCAGGATCTTTAAATAGTGTCCATAAGACAAAAGCACCAGTAATCCAAGATTTACCAACACCTCTAAAGGCTTGGATCTGTAATCTTTTTGGTCCATGTTGTAAGTAATCAGCAATGGAATATTGGGCTCTTGTAGGGGACGGAAGATCTAACTCTTCCCACAAAGCTTGTAGGAAAAGTTTAAAGTCTTCTTTTAGGGCGGTTACTACGTCAGTCATTAATCTCTATCAGAAATATTGATAGTATCACCACCAGGAGATCTATAATTACCAGCTGGATCACTAGGATCTGCCATTCTAGCTTTTAATTTATCAAAAGAAGCTCTTGGCATACCAAGTCCTGGTTCTATAGCGGTTTGAGCTTTCCATCCAAATACATTTGCAAAACCTTCAGGTACTTTACCTATAGGTACTAGTGCTTGTTCTTTAGTAAGAGTAAAACCAGTACCACCCTTTCTTGCAATTTCAGTTATATTATCATATAAGAATTTCTGTTGTCTTGGAGCACCTAATTCATCCCAAGTTGAATTTCCTGCACCAAGTCCATCAGGGTACATTTCAGAAAATAATTGAGTTATTTTATTATAACGATTTAAAAGTACATTATAAGCAATAGTTTCATGTTCCCTAGCTGCAGCTACAAGCTTTTTAGCCATTAGTTCGTCATTTATATATTGATATCCTTGAGTTTTAGTCAAGTCTTCTAGATGACCTATAGCAGTATTAGGATCTGCTTTCATTTGCTTGTCAATAATATTATGAATCGTCTTATGATCTGGACCATAAATAGCTAATTTAGGATCAATCTTTCTTTTACTTAATTTAAATTTCTTTTTAACATTAAGCCACTTAGCTCGTTCAACTGGTGTCTCCGCATTAAGTGCTAAAATATCAAATACTTTATTATATCTGCCATCCCATTCAGCAGCGGTTGTAGGTGCAAATTCAGCTAAAAGTTTTTTAGGATTTTTAGGATCAAAAACTCTAATTTTTCTACCAAAAGAACCTTCTTGATATTCTCGTTTCGTCACAGGAGATTTATAAGTATCCATATACTGATCAACAGTTAAACCAGGATTCTGTCTCCTCATTAATTCATAATGCCGTGTTTCGATTTGAGCTTTCTCTAAACCTTTATTAGCACCTTTAAAATCAAAATCTAATTGTCTAGGCTGAACACCAGATTCTTGAAAAAGATCATCAAGTGTTGTTCTGTTTAACTGAATTCCATCAGTAAGTGCTGTAATTTGATCTTCAGCTGCATTGATTTTAGCTTGTCTAAATGCATCAGGCATTACATCTAAAACTTCAGTTAAATTTTCATAATGATTACCAAACTTAAATCCCAAAGCTTCAGTTGCTTGTATAAGAGGGTTAACCCCATCACGCCATCTTTGCCATGAAGGATGAGCCATTATATGAACTGCGAAATCTCTTAAACCAACTGCATGATGTAATACTGATTTAGTTGCTTGAGTTTTAGATTGACGAGGTAAAACACCTTTATCTGTATAACCTTTAGGAGCATCTGTACCTCCAGTCAACCAACCCCAAAGACCTCTCATCTTATCTGCACCACCTTTACCTTTATAATTACCACTAGTTATATCTTCCATCGTCTTTTTCTTCAGATCAACTTCAGTAGGAGGTTCTGGTTCCATCCCTCTAGTTGCATCACGAGCTGCTATTTGCTGTTCTGCTTTAATATCAGCATCTGCAAAGCCTCTAGTATTATCTAAAAACTGAGTAGCTTCATCTGTCATTTCCGGTTGATCTAATAATCGAACAGTATCTTCAATTTCAGGTTGAAGATCCATTGTTTCACCTTTACGGAAATTACGTTCTATTGCGTCTAATTGCTGTGGTGCTAATTCTTTACCCCATTTAGTTGCTTGAATTCTAGGCATAGCTTCTGCAATTTGCTCTTCAATACCTTTAGCGGATATCTCAGGACCAATTTTAGGTACACCTGTAGGTACAGCTGCAGGAGCTGCTACGGCAGGGGCTACTTCCGTAACCGCTGCCTTAGTTGTTTTCTTAACCGCTGCCTTAGTTGTTTTCTTAGCTGCAGTTTTAGTAATTTCTTTACCAGCCTGTTTACCTACAGTTGTAGCAGCTTTTTGAGTACCTTTTTTAGTTAAAGTTCTACCTAAAGCTTTAACACCTTGTTCTAAGATTTCACCTGCAGGATTTGCCATTGGTTACCTCCTAATCCCAAGAAGAGGATCCAGCTTTTAATGCATCTCTATTTGCTTGGTCACGTTGTTTCTTTTTCTTTTCCTTATATAATTGTCTTTCTGCCGCAGTGCCTCGTCTAAGTCTATTCATTTCAGCTCTATCAGATTTACTTAAAGAATGTTTAGCTCTTTTAAGATCTAAACTAGTTTGACTATGACCACCTTCTTTTAGAGACTTCTGGATACTTTTACCTGCACCTTTTGTCTTAAATTGCTTACCAAGTGCTTCTTGTGCTTTTCCTTTTGCTTTTGCTACTGCCTTATCAAAACCTGCTTTAGTTAAAAAGTGTCCTCTTTTTATACGTGTGCTGGTTCCTTCTGCTTTACTAACTGTCTCTCTTAATTTGTTAGTTGCTTTATTCGTGCGCTTTGCTGTTTCTGCACTTGAATTCCATTTTTTTAATGCCTTTTGATAGCCGGCATTAGTTAGAAAGTTTCCTCTTGCTGGTTTTCTTGCCATGATTTTAAGTAATGTGTAGTTTGGATCTGTTTTTTCTAGCACGGTTTTTTGAGGCTGCTTCCCAACCGTGCTTACCAGGACCGTTCTTGTTATGAGAAGCATCTAAGCCATCTCCAACTTTACCCCCTGGTAATTTAGCAGCTAATCTATCTGCAGCTCGACGGATATTCTTTCCGTTTCCCCGCATGTACGCTTTTTGTTGTGATTTATGGTTACCATTAGCGTATTTTGGCCCACTAAACCGTTGCTTGCCGGCCATACATCCTCCTAGTAACAAGTTCTCGATCTACCTTAGGCATTATCTTATTTAACTTGTCAAGTGGATTTCCTTCGTATGCTACACCGCTTATATCGTTTGCTTTCAGCCAATCACAGGCTGCTTTTAAGTCCTGAGTAGTAGCCTCTTTACTCTTGATTCTAGATAAGAATTCATTAGTAACAAGACCATGTAACTCATTGAATTGTTTTTCTGTGGCTTTAGCCATTATGAGAATAGTTTTGTCTTTACAATTTCTAATGCTTGATCGTCTAATTTGTTATCAGTTCTGGCTACATAAGCTTCTAATAGGTCTACTACAAGCTTCTTTACTGAGTCTGACTTCAAGAAGGCGAATAGGATGGGCTTGATTAATAGGATCATTATTTTAGAATGGTTTGTACCAAGGCTTTTCCTTGGGGATTGGGGGTTGTTGTGTTGATTTTAAATATGAAGCAATTGGTACTATATCAGCACATAGTGGATATAGTTTAGACTTAGGATGAATCATAAAACCTTTAGTCTGTATCTCAGCACATTTCAATGCTCTTACTAGTTCGTAATCCAATCGCATTTTTTCTTCTTGTCTTTTCGCCATACGACGGCATTGTTCAAGTCCACGCTTATCCAGTGGTACCATGAAGTTAACTTGGAAACCCCAGTTTTCAGCTACAGTATAGCTCTGTTGAGCCATCGTATCATCGTATGGTGTCGTATGATTGCCCATATAGAATGGGCTGAATGTCATTGTTGAACCGTTACAAGATATGTTTGGCCCCATAACCTGACGACTTGGTGCTCCATTGTTCTGGAACTGTACGGCTTGGTTTGTGACGTTTCCGGTAGCGGCTGCAACTGGATTCGAGGTGTTATTTGTTTCACCTTCATCTGCTTTTACAGGAGTTATTGAGAGAAGACTGATAAGGATACCGTAGTAGAAGAGGTGTCTATTTCTCTTTCTATTTCTGTTACTTCTAATACCTGACTTGCTGCTCTTGTTACGATTTCTAGAGTGAAATCTGAGCCAGCTGTTGTCATGTTGAATACCGAGTCTGAAT